TCTCATAAAAATATTCTAATCAAGTGTATAAATGCAAAATATAAGGTTGGACTTACAGGAACGTTACCAAAGGATGGAAGTTGCGATTCATTCATCATACAATCATATCTTGGGCCGAAAGTTTTTACTTTAAAATCTGATGTTCTAATAGAGGAAGGATCTGCAACACCTATAAATGTTGTAGGACTTGAGATGCATTATTTAGATGAACAAATAAAAAGTAATCTCTATGATATGAGAAATGTTTCAGCTGATGAAAAAGATGGAGCTAAACTTTTGAATCTTGAAAAGGATGTCATGCGTTCAAATAGAAAAAGATTCAATTATGTTTGTCAAACAATCAATAAGGTTACAAAAAATAGCTTAGTTTTATTTGGAGATATAAAAAATGATTATGGTAGAAACATATATAATTGGCTGAATGAAAATACTGATCATACAGTATTTTATATGGATGGCGGAACCGATAATAAAAATAGAGAATATTATAAACAACAGATGGAAACTGCTGAAAATGTTATCATAGTTGCAAGTGTCGGAACATTTTCGGAAGGTATAGATGTTAAGAAACTATTCAATATTTTTTTGGTGGAATCTTGTAAATCTGAACAGATCATTGCACAAATTTTAGGAAGAGGAATGAGAATATTTGAAACCAAACAACTTGTATATCTCTTTGATTTTATTGATAATTATATGTTTGGCAGTAATAAATACCAACATAAAAACTATCTCATGAGACACGCAGATGAACGTGCCAGAATATATAGGGAAAGAAAGTTTCCTTATAAAAGATTTATAGTAAAATTATAGAAATGCAAAAGTGTCTGTGAGATGCAGATATATAAAATAAAAGAATTAGAACATGAGAAAGTTTCAAAGCGTATATAAAGATAAAATGGAAACATTTAATAAAATTCAAGAGTCTAAAGTACTTTCAGAATTTGAGAATGTTTACTATGTTCTTTTGGAAAACTATGGCATCGCGAATGTTGCTGAGTTAAACGAAAAGAAACAAACTGCATTTTTGACAGAAATGTCCGAATATTGGAGTGAAGAAACAGGAATAACACAACTAGGCATAAATTTTCTTAAGGATAAATCGAGCATTCTTACAGAAAGTTCAACAATAGATCAGCGCAAAACATATCTTAAAAACAAAAGCATGGCGGTGTTGAACGAAACAATCAAACAGACTGATCTTAAATCAAAACTTTATGATGTTATCGATAATATGTACAAACAACTAAATGCATCAAATGTAGCCGAAGTTCTTTCTCCTAGAATAATTGTCAATATCATGTCTGAATCTATAAATGAAACCTTAACAAACTTTATAAAAAACATAGAAACCGAATTAACCGAGTCTGTAAAAAAGTAAATTTCATTGTGATGAAACTCATCAAAGAATCATTGAACCACTCATTCACCCAAGGAAAAGTTGATAAATTATCAACTTTAGGGGTAGGAAAGGTTGAGATGATAAAAAAATGGCTAGAAGATTATGGCGTTAAATTATATAATATAAATGATGATTTAACAATAGATGTTCATTGGGATGTTAATTTAGGTAGTAAAAATTTAAAAAAATTACCAGAATATATAAATTTCAATAAAATTATAAACGGAACATTTGTAATTAGCGACAATCATCTTACCACATTTAGAGGATGCCCAAAATGGATAGAATTTGGATTTTGGTCAGAAAATAATGATGTTGCAAGCATCGATTATATACCTGTTCATGTAGGCACTGCATACCATTTAACTGGTTGTAGTAATTTATCTAGAAAGGAAATACAAAAAATAAAAAATATACAAATTCCTAAAAGTACCATATTTATTAATGTTGAACACGAAAGTTTAAATGAAAGTTTTTTTGGATTTATCAATGAAAGCCCAGACCAAATATGTAAAAATGGTTATAATATGCATGGATCTTGTCTCCTTAGAGAAAAACCTTATCTTGTACATGGCGCCCCAGATGCTTTATCATTTGGATATTCTCATATGGATGATCCAATTATATTGGGTGAAAAAGGAGATGAACATGCTGATTTAGGTTTAAGCAGATATGTAGATTTTTATCTTGGTCGTATATGGTTAAATTCTAGAATAATTTCATTTTGGAAATATCCAGAAACAAAAACCATGCTTGAAAAAATAATAAAGGACATAGAAAAGGAACTTTTAAAATTTGATAAATATGTCTCTATATGGAATGATCCAAATTTCATGATAGAAACCATTGTATCTAAAACATTCATCAATGATTTGGATGAATTTAAATCAAAGACAGATTGGCGAAATTCAACTGAAATTCATACTGAAATGATTCCTCTTAAATCATATAAGGGCAGTCTCGATATACCAGAAGAATGGTTAGATATTGAACATGCTGTTAGTCCTTTAAATAAAAAACATCGCGAAGTTCCAGAAAACACGGGGTCAAATAAATATAGATCATCAAAACCTTTAAAACTTCGTCAACACCTACAAACGGAAAATTTAAAATTCCCAAAGTTGTAACATATAGGATATATAGGATAAAAGAGCATCCTACATGATCCAAGATATTTATATTAAATCACCTGAAGATCCTAATTTTGTCTATGGTGTGTTACATCACAATGATCCAATAGAAAGTATCATATCTAAAGTTAAGGTTATCCTTTCAACGAGAAAGGGAGAAGTCATTGGGGCACCATCATTTGGTGTAGGAATTGAGGATTTGATCTTCGAGACAAAAATAAATAAGATTTTATTAGAGGAATCAATAATCACTCAGATAAATCAATATGTCGATGAATCGGCAAGATATACGATTACACCATCAGTTTCCTTTGGAAATACAAATGGTGATGATTTTGCAATTATCGATATTCTTATAAATGATCAAAAGATAATGGGAATTTTAGTTTCTTAAAAATATAAATTATTATGAATATATTTAACACTGCACGTATACGTATAACTGAACTCTATGAAGATTCTATAACTTTTTTAAAACAATCATACGGAGATGTCGGCCAATATTTTTCCATGGCGTCACCTATGGGCCAACTTCTTCAAGTAATATTAAATTACGGGAGATTGATTCTATATTATATAGAGGATTCTATAACAGAGTTAAATATCAAAACCGCTTCAAGACCCCAAAGCATTCGTGGTCTTGCACAATTGACAGGACATAACCCATCTAGAGGTATCAGTGCAAGAGGAACCTTGAAATTTAATTATAACGGACAACAATTACCATTAAACACAAATATAGTTACTATAACTAACTATACAACGTTGGTTAATAATTTAAATGGTTTGACGTATACTATTTTACTTCCAGGAGAAGAGGCAAGGTTGGATGTTACCAATGTGAATAATTTTATTGAAGTTAGTGTAATACAAGGAAGTATAGAATATCAACAAGCGACAGGCACACAAGCTGCATTACAGTCATTTAATTTTCAAACAAAAAAAGGCGCAACTATAGATAATTATTATGTAAACATCTATGTTGATGGCAAAAAATGGAATATAATGGATTCTATATTGGATATGGGATTTGAAGAAGAAAGTTGTATGGTTAAAACTGGTCAAATTGGTGGCATAGATGTTTTTTTCGGTAATGGTTATAATGGTAAAATACCAAGACTTGGGTCAGTGATAATGGTTGAATACCTATTAACGGATGGACTGAATGGGAACTTAGATACTAACGATGCAAATCTTACAAATACTTGGAAATTTTCTGCACCAGGATATAATTTAAGTGGTGAACAGATAGATTTAAATAAAATTCTTACAGTAACAATAAAAAATCAAATATTATTCGGAACTGCTGATGAACCATTGTTTTTAACAAGGATGTTGGCACCACATGCGTCAAGGAGTTTTGTATTGGCAAATGCCAAAAATTACATCTATTTTTTAAAAAAATTAAATATTTTCAGTATTATTGATGCCATACCAGGTTACGCAACATTTGAAGATAGATATGCTCTTGATAAATATAACACAGCGCAAACAAATTATGAACAGGTTAGAGTAGCATATCTCAAAGCTGTATCAACATATGGCGTTGATTCTACACAAGCTCAAACTTTAAAGACTTCTTTTGACTATTCTCAACAACAAGTGTATTTTTATCAGAATATGATAAATGAGCAGAAAAAAGATGATAATACCGTGTATCTTTTTCTCATACCGGACGTCTCTAAGAGACTTGCAGAATCTGAAAATTACTACACGACCAGCATAGATACATTTAAATTAAATACAAATGAGAAAACCGCCATATATGATCTTATAGAGGAAAGCGGCCAGAGAATTTTGACAGTAGATAATGCTATATTGGATATAAAATACCCAAGGTTCAACCTAAATATGTCTGTTTATCTTTGGGAGGGATTTGAATATGATAATGTTAGACAAACTATCATATCGAAAACTTCAGAATATTTTTTAGCAAATACAAGACGTGATAGAATTCCAGTTAGTGATCTTATAAGAATAGTTGAAGGCATAGACGGAATAGATTCAGTCAACATATGGTTTGACGCCGACAAAAATAATTTTGACATATATAGAAGCTACTATGGTATCGATGAATTTGGCGATGTTATATTGGAAAGAACGATACTTGATGCATTTGGAAATCAGGTAGGTGTTAAAGATTTATACCCAATATTTAGAGGTGGCTTTGAAAATTTTCAGGGTACATATTATGAAGATAGTTTAACAAAAAATAAATTATCAAGTTTGAACATACAGGTAAGAGGATATAGTAAACAAACTATAAATAGTGAAACAAACATAGCAATTGTAAATAACATATAAAAGATGGATGATAATACGTTAAGAAAGAAAAGTTATACGATAAGAAGCAGCTATATGATAAATGCTGAACATTGTAATGATAGATTTTTAAATTTAGGATATAACTATCGTGGTAAGATATTACGTAATGGAACATCTTCTGAAATTTGGAAAAATCCACTTCAGATACCATTTTAT